TTTTAAAAGTTCGTTTCCTAAATTACGTTCTTTGTCAGTCAATAATGCTGGATGCTTATCAGTAATACCTAAATCATTAATATATTTATTCATTAATACATCGTTTACTTCTTGCGTAAACTTTTCATAGTAAAATTCAATAGGATGTTTTAAGTAATGGTGCATTGTCTTTTGTGCCAATTTAAAATCACCTTTATAAAAATGTACTTCCTGAGCAAATACCCTACAAAATAACTTAGCAAACAAAACATCGTTTTTAAGAGCTTGTTTTTTACTTTCCATAACCCAATTAGCTAAAAAAGAATATGCTTCTAAATCAATTTGTTTTGGCTCATATTTGCCATTCTCAAGTCTATAACTCATTTGAGCAAATGCTTGTTCTATGTTATTTATCTTTCTCATTGTTTTTTAGTTTCAAAAATTAGTTTAACTATTTGTTCTCTTAATTTTGTAGTTGATAAAATATTCTTTTTCCAAAATTCACTTTTAGGTGAACTTAAATAACTCCATACATCTCTTAAGTCTTGTAATGTACATTCATTATTTTCAATCATTAATCTAATTGGAGTAACATAGTTTTTAAACTTTGCATTTTTTTGAGTTACTGCTGATATAGATTTATCAGTTAAATTTCTTATAAATAATTCTTGAAAGTTTTTAGCAATTTCGAAATACTTTTTTAAATTATCTTCAACATCTGAAATTTCAATTTCGGATAAGAGTTTATCATTTATATTATATACTTCTTCTTTTACTTGTACTTGTAGTATAGGTGGTACAATAGGTGGTAAGCTAGGTGGTAAGCTAGGTGCTACGGTAGGTAACTCATTTTCATATCTTTTCATTATATCTGTAAAGCCTTGTATTTGTTTAGTTAATGAATGTTTTTGTGATATAAAAGCAAATTTTGACATACCTGTTAATTCACTTTCTTCACCAGTAAATAACATTTTAAGTATAGCATCATAAAACTTAACTCTATCTGCCTCTGTCAATTCTTGTGCTATTTCCCAATAACTTCTAAAGAAATTAACAGCTTTTCTTTTTTCAAACATTATTAACCTCGCTTTCTGTTATTTTATTAATTTCAGTTCTCAAGGTTTTAGCAAATTTAATTGCTGTTGATTTATCTAATTCAATAAAACTAATTTCTTTTGTGCTTTCATTAATAATTTCAATTTTAATAAATTTAATTCTAAAATCAGTATCAATATCAACTGAAATAGTTTTAGCACTTTTTTTGTAATCTAAAAATTTTAATTCAAATCTTGCCATAATACTAAAGGTTTTAAGATACCTATAAACTATTAAGTTAAATAAAAAACCGCCACAATCATTGAGCCTCTCACCTCTCAAATCTTGTAACGGTTATTTTAATATTTTTTTATAAACTGTGAGAGGTATTGCAAATATATAAAATTATTTTAATATAATGCTAAAAAGGAAGATCAAAAGGTTCGCTTTCTTGTGCTAAAGGTTCAGTATATTCTTTTTTACCTTTATATTTTTCCTCTTTAGGAGCTTCTTCTTTTTTCTCTGAACTTATTTTCCAAGCTGATAAAGAAGTGTAGTAGTTGCCTTTATATTCATTTGTAGATACGTTAAATTCAACATTTACTTCTTGCCCTACTTTGTTATACTTTTGAAAGTTTTGTACCTTCTCATCGCCAAAAACTTCAAAGCAATATAAGTTATTATACTTTTCGTCAGTTTCAACTAAGAAGTTTTGTTTTATCCAACTTCCTGAGCCATCTTTTTTTTCTCCAGTTTGAGCATCTAAAATCTTTGTAATCTTTCCTTTAATTTCCATAATTATTTAATTTTTAAGTTTGTTAATTCGTTTTGTAAATTGTGTAAATAATGATTAGTAAAAATAGTTTCTTTTAATTCTTTTGTTTTTGCGATTTCATCACGCAAATAACTAATGTAATCTTCTTTGTCTTGTTTAGTAAATTTCATCTTTTAAAAATATAGTTGTGTTAAAATTAATTTGAAATGCTCTAAAATGATAGTTTTTGTCATTAAGTTTTAAAAACTCACTTTTTAACATTCTCTTTTTTTTATCTTTTATTATTCCTTTTTTGTGATACGCAATCACATCGACTTCAACATCGTTTATTAAATTCTTCATTTATTGTTTCAAATATTAAATAATCTTCTACCTCTAATTCGTTTAATTCTTGTTCATTCATTTGTTTAATTTTTTAATGTTTTCTCTAATTTCTTTTAATTTTTCTAAATCCCATATTTTGCTGAATTGTTTATCAACTTCGGCTAATTTTACAAGGTTATCAAATCTTACTTTGCCAATTCTTTTTGGTAAATTTAAAGTATAGCTTTCAAAATTGCCTTCTAAAAATAGGTTACATTTTTGGCAGCCGCTATGAATATTATCTAAATGAAATTTTAAAGTTTCAAAGCTCCCACTTGGATAATAATGTGATGCGTGAAAATCATTAGACCATTGGCAACCACAAGCAATACAAGGCTTTCCTTCATCACGTTTTCTAACATATGCGTGAACAACAGTTTTAGTAATTAGCAAAGCTCCAGCAATTCCTTTTTTCTCTTTGTGTTCTTTATGTGCCTTCTCTAATTCAATTCGTGGTTTTTGTATATTACTAATTGATTTTTGCAATATAGTTTTACCAATATCTGAATTTAAAAGCCAATCAGAATAACAACCGCACATTTTACCAAGACCATAGATGCGGTTTTCAACGTTAGTTAATTTACCGCACCCATAACCAAATGCTTTTCCTTGACCTTTACATTTTTTTTGTTTAATCATATTTGATTTAAAGTAATACTATTGTAGTATTCAACTGCCATAGGAATTTTGCTCAAAAGTAATTCTTCTTTTTCTTTACATCGAGTAATTTTAAAAGTTTTCACTCTTTCTTTCTTAGTATAATTTCCGTTACTAAATACTAAATTTTGTTCTAATTGTTTAAATAGCCTTTGCATAATTGGATTTTCATCATCTAAAATTCCATACTTATTACGCAATTTCCATTTTTCATTCTCTAAAATATGTGCAGGACAGTCAGTTAAAGTATAATGCAAATGAAATTCATCAGCATCATAAAGATACATATAAGCTCGACCTTGCCATTCATAGATAGTAGATAATTCGCCATTCATAAATGTTAAAGGCGACCAGGAACTTTTTATATCTTTAATTACTTTTACTCCATTAATTTTGCAAAAAATATCGGCTTCGCCTGTAATATGCCCAACAGTTTTTCTTTCTGCATTTTTTTCGTAAATAGAATTTTCAATTTCTGAAACTAAAATAATTCCATCATCTTCATTAAAATTTCCTTTTTCTACATATTTGCTAGACAATTCTTCGTAAAATCCTTTCTCGTTAAATAGCCACGTTTTTTCAATAAAACTTTTTGCTGTATCACTTAGTGTAGGTTTTGCATTTTCTTTGCTTAAAAGTAGCTCAAAATCGATTTTTTGTTTATCTGTTAAAGGTTTTCCTTCTCCAGCATCACGAAGTTTATAATCTGCTAAAGTTTGTTTTTGATTATCGGTAAGTACTAAGCCTCTCCCCTCAGTCATCAAAGCTCCTAAGCCCGATGCCCTAAATAAAATTTTTTCCATAATAGTTTTGTTAGTTATAGTTTGTTTAAAGTTGCTAAAGTATATTCATAAAATTTTGGATTTTTACCAAATACAGCTTTTTTTACAGCATCAAATTTTTCTGCATCAATTTTATCTTTTTTAGTTTCAAAAATTGCTTCTAAATTTATCCAATCTAATTCAGTTAATTCAATTACTTTTGGTGCTGATTTTTGCGGAACTTCAATATCGTTTGAGTGTTTCAAATCAGTATCATCAATTTTACCTACTGGAGTTAAGAAACTATACAATAAACAATTTTTTAAAGCATAAGTAGTAGCTTTTCCAGCTCCTTTATCTTGTGCATCAATTCCATGTCCATAACCTGCCAATTCAATACTTTCTCCGCTTTCATGTAAAAGCATATATTTTACATTTACTTTTGTAAATACAGATTGTTTTTGTTTTACCCCATAATTACTACTTTCTTCCCATCTATCAATTTGTGTAGTTTCTTGGATATCAATAGGTAAAATACATAACCCATTTTTTTGTAAAGCATTATTAAAAACTTCTTTTACATCTTGATCCTTTGTACCATCATAAGAGCCTTGACCTGTACCAACTTTGGAATTTTTTTCCATTCCCTTAACTTCTGCCATTACTTGTATAATAGCTTTTGCAATATTTTTCATAAGTTTATATATTTCCAGTTAATATTATTTTTAATTCTACTAATTTGCATTTCTCCAATATTGTAAATTTTAGCTAATTCTACGCCTTTTAAAGAACTATTTTTTATTTCTTTAACTTGCTTTTCAGTTAATTTATGTTTTTTGCTATTTTCTCCGCTTTTAGCTAAACCATTTTTTAAAGCGTGTATTGAGTTTTCGCTTTTAGTACACCATTCTAAATTATCAACCCTGTTATCATCTTTAATTCCATTTATATGATTAACTTCAATTTTATTTTCTAAATTTTCTATAAAATGTAAAGCAACTAATCTATGTATATAAATTCTTTTATTTTTATTTCCACAAAGCGTAATAGCTCTATAACCATCTCCAGAAGATGAACCAATTAAAAAAGAAATTTTATAATTTTTAAAACTTTTAATTCTTCCTAAATTGCTTACTTCATAAATATTTTCAAAATCTTTTATAGGTTTCCAAATTTCCATAATAGTTATTTTTGTATTCTAAAGATTTCTAAATCTAAATTCCATTTTTTTTGCAAAAATTCCTTTTGTTTTTTTGGAACTGACATTGGTAAAGTTACCGATACATCGTCCAAGAAAGCGTGAGGACGTCCGCCTTTGTTTTTTTCCTGGTTTTCGTTTGTTTCTTTTGTTTTCATAGTTTAATTTTTTTTTACAAATATAGTTAATTATTATTAATTATAGCAATTTTATTAAAAACTTTAGTCTAAATTAAATAATTCGGTTATATTTTCTACATCTAAAGTTTTATTTGAAGTAAAGGATAAAATTAATAGAGCTTCACAAATACTTAATTCAATCCAGTAATTTTTTGTAGTTAAAGATTTTAAACAGCTTTTTACAGAAGTTGGAAATTTATCTTTATAGCTTTCTAATTTTTCCAAATTTTCTTTTTTCATTTTTTCTAATAATGTTTTCATAATTTTTTAGTTTTTAGTTTACAATTTTTTTCCAATTTTATCTTCAAGTAATTTCTGTAATTTTTCTTTACAGTTAGGCAATAATTTATTTTTTGAGTTATATAAATCATGTAAGGTAATTGCGAAAAGTATAAAATCACATTCGCCATATTCAGGCGGATCAAAATAATTTCCGTATGAAGGTTTACGATATACTTCAACCTCAATTTCAAAATCTACAATAGCAATACAATTAAAATTATCATCGTAAATTTCTAAATCTTTGCAATTAATATAATCATCAAACCAATTATAATGTTCGTTACAATAATTGTTTATAGTTTCTAAAATTAAATTTTCCATTTTTTTTTAAATTAAAGTTGTTATAATAAGTAATGCAAAAAATAAAATTGCTATTCCAGCAGCAACTTTTGTAGCTGTATTTAATACAAAGTCTAATTCTTTTTTTTCTTGTTTAGATAGTTTCATTTTAGTTAGTTTTTAGCTATAAAAATAATTTCTTTATAGTCGTTATTAAAAAATCTTTGTCGTTCGTTAGGAGTGCTAAAAATGTGGTTAAATTGGCTTTTAACTTCCTGGCTTCTATTTTTAAAACTACTTTCTAAATTTTTTGGAGTTTCAAAGTCTAAATTTTCAAAATTTATATTGGCTACATTTAAACCATTTTTTACACAAAATTTATAAAATTTTTTTAAGTTTTTTATTTTAGTATTATTCATTTTTTTTGATTTTTAGTTATTTTTATTGAGTAATGTTTCACACTTTTAAAAAGAAAAAAGAAAAACAAAACAAGTTTTAGAAGAAAATAAAAAGAAAAAAGAAAAAAGCCCCCCCGAAATTCTTTTATCTTTTTAGATAATTTACACGATCCAATTTATTTACATAAAAAGTTTACCATTAAATAGCGTATGGCTTCGGCTAATAAATAAATATTGCTAACTTGAATTAAGTATTAAGAAGTATATTTTTGCCATAAAAAAACCCTAATAAGTGGCTCGATAAACTTACTAGGGTATGCGATTTTATGGTTTTTAATCAACTTGGCACACCTTAATTAATAAGGTATCGAGCCAAATTAATTTTGACAAATATACAAATTTTCTTTTAATCCAAACTTTTTTTAATTAATTTTTGTAATATATTTTTTTTTAAAGTTCAAAATATTTTCAGATCCCCAAAAAATAGCTTTGTTTTTAGCTTCAATTCCTGTAAATATTAATACCTGGATTGAGTTACTAGAATTTTCAAAATAAGTTATTTTATACATTTTACAATTTTTTTAAATTAAACGGTATACCATCAAGACCATAATCAAAAGTATAACCAATTTTAAGGCACTCTAAAAGCATTATTTTACATGCAATATAACTATTATTCATTTTTGAAAATTCATGCATTAAATCGATTATTTCAATAGGTAAATTTTCGGGAGTTTCAAATAGATCATTCATTTTTTTTTAGTTTAAAAAGTTATTAGTAATTTTTTCAAAATCTTTTATTAAGTGAATACCATTTATAGAATCTTTCCAATATTCAATATTATTTTTATTTTTATAAACAAATTTTAAAAATCTATTTATTTGTGAACTATTGGCGCAAAAAACGTTAAATTTTCTGCCATCGTAAAATTTTATTTCAAATAGTGTAGTTTGCATTTTTTTAGTTTTTTAAGTTAGTTATTTAATTTATTTCAAACCAAACGGTTCTTTTATTATTTACTCTATATCTAGTGCCTTCTTTAAAATAGAAAGGTTGAGCGCTTATTCTAACAAAATTGCTTCCTGAAGATTTTATTTTTTTATCTTTTTCGCCAACAGTAAGTAAATATTTTTTAACAGCTTCAGAAGCATTTTTTGCTTCAACTTCAAAATAATCTGATAAAATTGGCTTTTCAACGTCGAATATTCTATAAAATAATTCCATTTTTTTATTTTTTTTAATTAGTTAGTTTATTTATTATTTTTTGCGTTTCTGTATTTATTTTATTCTCATAAAATTTTATTAATTGATAATCTTTTGGATCATTTTGTTTTTTTAAGTTTATTAATATTTTTTTAAGGTCGGATAAAGTGCTGGTATATTTCATTTTTTCTAATTTATTTTAGTTACTATCATTACTCTATTAAAAGTATCTTTATATTCATTTTTAATTTTACACATCATTTGATCGTATAAAAAATCAACTTTTATTTCATGCCATGCGTTTTTTTCGCCCTCTAAAATGTAATAATCAATTTTATCATCATTTACGTTATAATTTCTAAAATGTATTATTGCGTTACCTATTCTATTAAGTGAATTAGTTTTTATAGTTTCTATAAAAATTTCTCGTTTTGGATATAAATTTATCATTTTATAAGTTTTTTAAATAGTTAT